ATTATTAAAACCCATTTTTTTATAATGTAATTTTAATTTACTTTTATATCTAAGATAGGCCGGCCGACATTGCATACGTCTAAAATTATCCAATGCCCGGCCCGATAAATTATAAATTCCAATTTTATTATTTTTCATATTTTTTTTTATTCTAAATATAAAGATAACATTATATCACCACAATATTCACAAATAACACTTTTCCGATGTCCGCATACATGGCAAAATAATTTATCACACTTATAACAATAACAAACAGCCCTATTTGATTTTAAATCTTTTTTAAGTGGCTGGCCACATTTATTACAAACCTTTTTTATGATTGGTATTCTAGGCATTTTTTTTAATGGGGTGGCCGTGCCGCGCACGACACGGTCACCCCCTGTTATTATTTTATTAGATCAACCTGTTTTATGTAAAATAAATTTATTGTCTTAAGACGGCTAGTCAACTCACCTTTTTTATTTTCAAATCTTAAAACAATATACGATTTTATAGCCTTTTCACCTTTACGCACTCTATAGCCAATATCTAGCCACTGTTTAAAAGTGCGACAATTTTCTTTTGGTTCGTATTTTTTTACTTCGTTTTTGCCATAGCGCTCCATAATTTGTGTTGCCACCATTTGCGCAGTCTTTTGGCTCCCCGTGTAATTTGTGGGGGTTGTGATTTTTTCCATATGTTTGTTATATATTGGAGGTTATCCCCTCCTTATTATTATTATATCATATCGGTGTCCGATGTAAAGTGGATAAGTACCCGATGAAAGACCCGATGTTTAATAAACAAAATAATATCGATAAAAAATTAACAAAAATAAAAACCCCGGGAAATCATAAACCGGAGTTTTTATCAGCGCCAAGGAGGTTAACGCCTATTTTAAAATATTTACCTTTTCTATTGGCACTTTTAATTTTTGGTAAACATTAGACCCAGTGTATAATGTAATAACCCCAAAAGCTACCTTTAAATAATCGGGAGAGCTAACACGATTAGTTAATATTAATAAAAAAGTAAATGTAAGAATTAAAACGCATAAAATAAATTTGCGTCCGCCTAAATCTTTAATAGTAATCATAAACCTTTATCTTTAATAGCCGGGATACGTAAAATATCGCCGGGATGAATTAAATTCGGTTTTTCCAATATATCTTGATTAGCGTTAAATATTTCCATAAAATGACCACAGTTTCCCTTGCCATAATATTTTATAGATATATCCCAGAGAGTGTCATCCTTTTTAACTTCGTATTTACCAAGCCAACATTTTAATTTTGCGTCATCCTGATCTTCGAATAAACTAGAAGTCTGCTCAACTTCTTTATTCATAAATACTAATGGATCAATATAATGATTATTAACTTCAAGCCCTAAATGTAAATGGTAACCATTTCTACCGCGCCAAAAGCCGGAGCGACCAGAAACGCCAAGACGATCACTCATTTTGACATTATAGCCGGATTTTACACTAATAGAATCTAAATGAGCCATAAGAGCAATAACTTTGTTTTTTTTATTATCTTTTGCTTGAAGATATACCGCTTTTCCATAGCCATAATCACGTTCTGGAGTGGTTCTAATCACTTTACCGTCAAAAGGGGCTATAATAGGGGTAAAACGAGGTAAACCGTAATCAACGCCCTTATGTGAGCATATTTTACCCTCATACATAAATTTTTCCCCAAATTTTTGGGTTATTGGATAATTTTTAGGAAGATGAAACGGCAAAATAATTTTCATTAGACTATAAAATTATAATAATAAATTAATAAAACAATATAACAAAAAATAAAAATAAGACTCCAAGTAAAAATAGATAAAACTTTTTTAGTATAATCTTCCATTTAATCGCTCAATAACACCGCTTTCTTTATTAATATTTTTAAGCTCAAATTCTTGACCCTGATCAATTACTTTTTTAACTTCTTTATTATAAAAATTTACTTGATCAATATATTCTTCATAAGTAAAAATATAATTAGTGCTAGTGCTAATATCAGAATCAATGTCAATATTTTTAACAATTTCTTTATCTGAAATTAAAACAGTGCCAGTGATAGCCGTAATACTAACGGCAATGATCGCTAAACTTTTTTTAAGATTAATTTTAGGCATTTTTTTTAATTACACTCTGTTATTATACCGTTTTTTATAACAGTAGATGAGGCGGCCAAACAATTACCAGAATAACCGGCCACACCGTCAGCAGAATAATAAGCACCCCTTATATCGCCGTAAACATCCAAATCATAAGCAGGGGTTGCGGTTGCTATTCCAACATTACCAGAATCATCAATGCGGATTCCCTCATTGTCGCCGTCATTAGTTAAATAATTATCATCAAGCTGAATGTTTCCAACAACAACGCCGGTTATAGCCAAACTAGCGACAGTTAATTTTTTTGTCATTGTTATATTTCCGGTGCTATCAATTGAAATTGAAGAAGTGGCCTTCATACTATCAATTGAATCGCCGACAATAAATTGACCTTCTGTAACGGAATCAATACCAATACCGCCACGAGTTACGCGAAGAACGCCGGCGGCGCTATCAGCGAAAATATTACATGATAAAAAACCAATTACAATGACCGCTGAAGTTATAAATAAAATACTTTTTTTAAACATACGTTTTTTTTAATTTTAATAATATATTAATAGTATAGCAAATATTTTTTAATTTGACAATCTATCCGGATAATATGTCATAATATATTTTATGCTTTTTTCTGTATAGTTTTTTTAATCCAGCAAATATCAACCTGTGTTTTTTCAATCAAAGTATAAATTTTATTAATTGGACAATCAATTTGTTTTTTTTCCATTGATCGAACACGAGCGACTAAATTATTATAAATATAAATAATAAGTGATATACATGTGCCAATAAAAAAAATAAAAAGTGGTATAGCATAACTTAAACTTATTTCAATCATTTTATTTTACGTCTTTAGCAATACAGTCATTTTATTTAAAGTAACGACGGTAGCGTCCGTATCACAAGTTACGAACATTTCAAAATAATCATCCTTTGTTAAGGTAATTCTGCCTGAAACAGTGCAGGCAACAACATCGGCGCCAGTGCCAATTTTATGATCTATGCTTTCCGTAGGCAAAACCGTGCCATTCACAGCCGGAGCAAAAGTGACAACAACATTATTAGTATCACTGATAAAACTTCCACTCGCAACAAATGTAAAAATATATTCATCATCGCCAGTATATATAACCTTATTACTTGAATGAGTAAAATTATTAACGCATTTTTCCGTTGTAGTTCCAGCAATTTTATAATAAGTTGCGGCGGTGGTTATTGTAGTGCCAACAACCGCGCTAATATAATAACAGGCAGAAGCATAAACAGGTTTAATGCTAACACAACTAATTTCCTTAGTTAACAAATTTATTGAATTTACAATATTACTTAAAACTTTTCTCATTTTATTATTTTGAATTTTCTATACCATTCGGAATATAAAAATATATTAATTCTAATTTATTAATATCGCCAGTACCGCCTGAATCTGCCAAAGTAATTTCAAATTCTATAAAATCGCATTGATCTGTTAATGACTTTAATGACACTTGCTTACGAACAGAATCATTTGTAGCATTTGTCAAAATTGTTGTTGCAAAAGTTGGGGCATCATCAATTTTAGCTTTTATTATTATGCTAGCATTGTCACCAAGCTGATCATGTTTAGCAATTATATAAGCAGGAATATGCCGGCCAACATCAATACGCGAAGTCGTAAAATTTCCAGTCAACATTTTTGTTTCGCTTGCGTCCCCACGGTGCATATAACTATAATAAGTCGGACCATTTACGGCAGTCATAAAAAAACAAAAATTGCCTTTATATTTTAAACCGGTTGTTATAGTAGCATTAGCCTCGGGTGTATATGTGCCAAGAACAAAAACAGCATTATTTATATTAATTTTTATTATTGTATCTTTATTAATTGAAAAATAAAGATATTGATCATCAGCAGCTAAAAATGCCATTACGCTAACAGTAGCACTTAGAGTTGCTATTTTTACCAAATCAGATTTTGTCCATTCATAAAATATTATTTGTCCAGTTGTAGCATAATCAGCAATGATGATTCTATTATCAAATTGTTTCATCTTTGTGCTGATTTGATTCCCTTGAAAATCTCTAATTATAATCGGCTCATCATCAATATTTATTTTACAAAACAAATTTATTGAATTGCCAGTGTCATGAATTATGGCGTAAAGCTCGCCGTCAAGTTCGGCAATGTCGCCGACCCTTGCGTCAATAAGGCCAGCGTCATAAACTAAAGTCCAGTTTATACCGTCAACGCTTTTTATAATTTCATCTTGTGTCCTAACATAAATTGTTTGATCTTCAGCAATAATATAATCATAAGGTATAGAATAGGTCCAGTCTTGATTTGTAAATGTTGCGCCGTCATCAACCGAATAATCTTGCTTTGTCGTTCCGTCTTTATACCAAACCAAAACTTTACCTTTATAAGAAGCAACCATGTAGCCGTCCGTCGAAGTATTACCAAAATTATGAAGATATGAGGGAACTGCATAACCAGAATGTACCCATAATTCAGTACGAGTATTTACGGGGTGGTATAAAATATGATAAATTCTATTTGACGAACTGACGGCATGTAAACAGGAACTTTTACGATAATAAGCGTATGCCCTAGCTTGAATATCTAAAGTAAATAATGTAAATGCACCGGCTAATTTTAAACGTCCTGTTTTTATATCAGGTTCTAAACCAAGAGAAGTATTAAAAACTTCCGGTTTTTCAATATCTAAAATTGGAATATCGCTCGCTAAATCTAATTTATTAAATTTTATTTGTTTATATCTTTCAGCCATTCATTTGAATTATTTTGATTTGCTCTAACAAAGTTTTTTTCAAATCATCACGAATCTTACGCAATTCGTCAGGCTCAACATCAGGCACAGAATCACGACCTATAACGACTTGTGAAATTAATTTATTAAAATATCTATATTGAGCGCCAAGATATACAAGCTCTAAATATTTATGAGGAACATCTGTATCAACGGCAGCCTCTGGCTCAACAAATCCTTTTTTATAAAAAATTTGTGTTGTTTCAACGGAAGTAAATTCAGCACTAAATTGTATTTTTCCGCCAAATTCATACCAACGTTGTTGATCTTGATCTTTGACAATTTGTAAATCGTCAAGACTTTTTAATTTTCTTATTTCATCGCCGTCAATATAAACAGTGTCAACTTCAAGACAGCTAGTCGGTAATTCTAAAGTTGTACCGTCAACAGCCGTGCTTTGTGTTTCATCAATAGAATCAATGCTAAAAATATTTGATAAAAAATGAACTGAATCAATAATCGGCTGGGAAACAACGGCGACGGCGTCGTCTAAATATTCGCGCACGGTTGCGGTAATTTCAGTTAAATTATACATATTTTTTGTGATTATTAAATAAACTATTCTGGGGAAACCATAGCGAGAATGACTCGCAGACGCAGGTTTTTCATCCTACTTATGATTACCCCAAAATAATTAATTTTTGAAACCGGTTAAACTTTTTAACCGGTTGTAATAATTAACTATTTTTGTTTTTATTTTCGTTTTTTCCTATTTGGTACACCAGGATTAAAAACAATAATTTCCGGGTCATTCATAAAAAAATCAACTTCGGCCTGATTTTTGGCATAATAATGCTGACGATCTCTTATCTGCACCTTTTTACCAAAAGCCCTAGTACTATAAATACCGGCTTTTACATTTTTACGAACGAAATCAACGGGTTTAAATTTTTCCTTAGCCTCTTCATCGGCCTTAGCCTCTTCATCGGCCTTAATTTGAGCGTCCAATATTTTTTTATTTGCCTTTTGTTTTTGAGATAATTCTTGTGTCATTTTTTTTAATTAATATTTATGCTTTTGGCGATATTCCCATATAATAACGCCTAGCGTATTGATAAATTTGTTTTATTTGAAGAACCGAAAGGGCTAAATTATAATATTGTCTAAAAAGTAATATATTGCCTTGCATTGGTGTGCCGTCGGCATGTACGCCAAGCGCGACATCCTTACTTCTAACATAACCGCGCTCTTCGTTAGCACTATCAGTTAATACACCATTTAGATAAATATATACTTTACTATTAACATAATCTTTAACAAAAGCAATCATTGCCCAAGTATCAGTCGGAAAACTAGCGCCACCATAAAGCTCCACGCCGGTTTCGCCGTTATAAGTATAAAGAGTTAAATTACTGCCACTTGCTTGAATACCAATATCAAAATTGTAACTTCTAGAATAAATTTTATCGCCGTCAGTAGTAGGTCTAACAATTAAAACAACTGATCCAGAATTAGAATCAAGGTCAAGTTCATCAACATCCGGAATAACAACTTTTGATCCAGCAGCTGAAAAATCTAAAACTTTTTTTCCAAGAATACTATCAGTAATTCTAACGGCGTTTGTTATAACGCCATTATTTCCGTTTCCAGAAGTATCAGGAATGGGACCAACAAGAGGATTACCCAAAAGAAGTTCGCAAACTAAATTTTCACGAAAATCCGGAAGTACCAAAAATGGATCTTTTCTATTCATATTTTTTTAATTATTTTCCAACGACCGGCCTTTTGTTATGGGTCAAAAGGCCAAGGCCGGAAAACAAACAAAGACTTTTCTATATTAACAAACAAATATAGATCTAGCTTATTCCATACATCCGAGTACCACCACCGTTAGAAACGCGCATAGTATATTCACCCAAAACCTGCGTTCCTAATTGTTTACCATTTCGTTTCGCCCAAATTGGATATGAGGCGAAAGCTCCGCTTTGTCCTTTTACTCCGCCGTCAAGTGGACCATAACCAATCCGATTATAATCCAAAATTAAGGCCTCGGTTGATCGGACGTGCTTATCAACGTGCAATTCTATCTCATAACCGAGAATAACAACGACGTTAATCTCTGTTCCACCGCGCTTATCTGAAACTTTAGTCCTAACAGCACCTTGATATAATTGCTCAATATCGCCAATAGTAGTGGGCGAGCCGTGAATTGCCGACGGATAGAGTCCGGCGTCAACATGAGAAATTACAGCGGTATATAAGTTAGCGACAGTTAAAGCACCGGCAACGTTAGAAGTATTACTGATAAATTCACGAAGTCCGCCAAGTGTGCCGATTTTATTGGTAGAATCAAGGTTCTTTATTCCCTCAACAAGCGAATAATTTAAAGAACGCATTAATTCTTTCAATTTCTTTACCACCTGGAAATCAAGTTCATCGCCGTTTGCCATTTTAGAACGACGTATAGTCCCGGAAATTTGGGCTACATCTTCAAAAATCTGACAATAATTATAACGCGCAGTCTGTGTGGTGTGGTTTGCGTCAATCGGGTCATCATTTTCAATTTGAGCATTACCGATAATATAACAAGTGTGTGCGCTATCGTGAGCAAGAACGGCGGCAGTTGTAGAACCATGGCCGCGTGCATACAAATCAATTGCAAGAGCGGCGATTGACTTAACAATTACAACTTCATCCGTGTCTAACAATAAAACATCGCCAACACGTAATTTAGCTTGATCAGCTTCAGTTACCGGCAATGAAGTAATATCATCATCAGTATCCCAATCAGCGCCGTCGCCAGAAGCAGTTACTTCAATTGATTCAGAACGAGCAGCGTCGTCAAGCCATTCGTGTTTCTGGGCAGTGACTTTTTTACCAAAAGCCTTAACTATGCTAGGTAAAAAATTGACGAATGACAAATATTTCATATCATCGTCTTTGAGTTTTAAAATATCAATCACGCCGCTTAGGTCTTCACGTTCACGCCGGTCATAAGTGTCAATGTCGCCGACAAAAAATAGCATACTGGCAAGGGGGTTTATATCAACGTCAAATAACTTTGTTATACCGATAAAGGCAAAAACTGAAAATAAACGAAATAAATTTTTAATATTCATTTTTTAGTCTTTTCTAAGAAAGACTGTCTTTTTTGCGTTCAAGATTCAAAACTTTAACGGCAGAATTTTCGCCGGTTTCGGTTTTGTCGTTTTTAACTTCATTAATTGCTTCATCTACGTCTGCCTCACTTGAATAATCAGCAGGCGCGAAATGTTGGCTATCGCCATACAGCTTTTTATTAACCGCACGTTGTTTGTCAACAATAACAATAATTTCGTCTTTTGATTTGCCGACAAGCAGTTCCGGCAATATATCCGGGTACTCTTTGGCTAATCGTTCCGACTCTTGAATCTGGGTCATTGATGAAATCGTCTCCGTGAGTTTTTTAATAGTTTCACCCATTTTGATAAATTCTTTTTCAGAATCAGACTTTTTATTGCCTTCAACTTTTTTTAATTTATCGAACTCATCTTTAATTTTTTTCAAGTCAATGTCCTTTTGGCTGACAGTCTTCTGAAGATTTTTAAAATCTTCGGGTTTAATAAATAGCTTTCCGGCGGATTCCTCCATTAGTTTACTGAAATCTTCAGGGCTAATGGAATCCGGCAGGGCTTTGTCATCTAGGGCAAATAGTTTCCTAAACAACGCTAATAATTTTTTATCCATTGTAAAATATTTTAATTATTAAATGGTAATTTTTCTTTTTCAGCCGGTTTAAATAATTTCATTTCGGCTAAAATTTCGTTAACTTTTTCCTCGGCATTTTCAACACCGCGCAATTCGTCAATAGCGTCACGGTGGCTAATCAAATTACTTTCTATCATTAAAGCGTACTCCTCTATTCTTGACTGATTATCTTGTACTAAAAACGGCTGATAAACAGGATCAGTATTATATTTATTCAAGCCAAATTTATAACTTAAAATTGCCGTATTCATTTCACGAAAAGCCTTATCCCAAGCAATACGCATAAAACCGATTAAATCCATCATATCAGTGAATTGAAAATTAAGAGATTTACCAGAGGCGTTTGAATCAAGCGTGCCGGAGGAATGTACTATCCCGGTTTTATTAGTTATACGCTTTTCAATAACATTAAGCCAAGAAATAATTTCGTCGCCCTCGTTTAATTCAAGATATTTCATATCGTCTTTGGCGCCAAGACGAGTTTTTTTCTTACGTCCTCGTTCAATTTTTGAAACATCGGCCAAATCAGACAAAATAAGCAAATGCGGATCAGTATTTTCCTCAATTCGTTTATCAAAATTTGAGGCAGTACGATTATATGCCCGGTCCAAACCTTTTAACAAGCTAATTTTTGATATTCCCTCATGAGTATGTGGACGTGGATTGTTAGGAATCCAAAACGCCGGCAGAAAATCATAATTATTTTTTTCAACAATAATTGTATCTTTAACATCATCAATAATAATATGCTCGGCTAAATCGTGATAATAAGTTTTATATTTATCGCCGCTTTGATATTCTCTAAAAGCAAATTGTACGAGTTTATTATTTTTCCAACCCAGATAACATTTTGCCGGATTGATAGAATAAATTTGTGCGCGCTTTGTGATCGGATCTTGTGGATAATAAAAAACGGCAGAACCACCACAAAGAAAATTTTTCCCCTGTTCAAGCAGCATATCTGCCAAAGCGCTATCGTAATAAATATCAATTATTTCCTTTTCAAAGTTTTGATTTTTTGTTTTATCAGTTTCACGCACCTGGACCCCAACTTCTAAAATTCCAGTGTGAGGATTACGAGGAAATAATCTTGCCATATACCGCTCAATATATTCCTGGGAAAAATTAAAAACAAGAGCAGAATCGTTATCGTCATCTTTTAAATTCAATTCAGAATTTGTCCATTGCTCTGATTCAATAGCAAAACGCATTAATGTATTAAAAGTAGAAAAACGCTCCTCTTTATTTGACTTAGAAAATTTTAAAAAATTTTTAACTTTATCTTTTGCAGATTTTCCGGGCTGGTTTAAACTATTTTCTGTTTTTTCGTCTTGTTTATTTTTGAGGAAGAAATTAAACATATTTCTTTTAGAGAATTATTATCTAAATATAAAAATCTTGATAAAAAATAAATCCAAATTTTAAAGGGGATTAATTTCGGACGAGGTTTTAATAAATAACTAACATCACGGCGCGCGCGTTTAATAAATTTACGAGCTATGCGTTTGCGGTCTTTAAAGTGTAATTTATTTAAACCTGTAGAGAACTTTTCCATAAATCAATAATAGCATTTTTTTTTATTATCCGTCAACCGTGCCATATTTCTTTTTGATAACAGGAATTTTTGAGCATGCAACGGCTAATGCCATTAAATTATCAGTATCAAGATTTGTATCTGCTCTTTGATAAGTCGTCATTTCGTCTGCTAATTCAACAATATAAGGCGATTTTAATAAACCGCAATCAATTACAGCCTGAAGATGATCAAGAATAACATCCTTATTGCCACCCCTAAAATCAACCGGACGGGCAATATCTGAACACATTTCCCAAAGTGTATCGCCAACACCAGTACTATCCATAAAAACATTAGAATTACTAGCATAATGAGCGCCGCGGATTTCACTTTCAATAGAACTTTTAGCTTGTTTATTTACATTTTCAACTTCATTATTAAAATTTTCACGTCCTTTTTCTGTCCAAGGTAATTGAAAAGACCAACGCTTAACTAATTGATAAAAGTCCTCTTGTTTTAATAATCTAAATCCGACAGTCATATCGGATATACTACCACGCCGACCACGCGCTAAATCCCAACCCTCGGTATATTTAGCACCTGTTTCAATGCCATTAGTTAAATCTAGATCATTATTAAATAATTTATCAACTCTTGAAGCAAACATCATTTCGGCAGTATCAATGAATTTACCTTTTATAATTTGATTAATCTTATTTTCGCTCCAAGATGAGCATAAATAATCAAATAATTTATGATCAATATATGGATTCTCATAACTACTACCACCGCGCACATAACCACCTTTGCGCTTAATATCTTGTTTAATGCGATAATAAGCATTAAAACCCTTTGGAGTAGCATAAAAATCCAATTGACTATCAATCCATTTTCTAGTACGAGGTAATAAAATCTTTTCACGAATGAAATCAAGATGACGTTCTAGTGCTATTTCATCGGCAGATATATAACCATATTCTTTGCCCTCAATACTTTCGCCTTTTCTTTTCGTTGTTTTAAACTCCGTGCTAGCACCGTTATTATATCTAATTTGAGGATAAGGATGTTTAACAATATTTTTATTTAAATCACAAAACCAATCACCCAAAATTACACTATTTTTTATTAAACTAACAATACGCTCTAAAACTAATTCAGATAATTCTTGTGTAATAGCAACGTTTAATGTTTTATATTTTTCATTATCCAAATAGTGCTGCAATATAAATCTTAAATGCTTCATTGCTATTACATCAGTTTTACCCCAACCATTACCAGGATGTAATAAATTCTCACGATGTACTGAATTAATTAACCAATCTTTTTGGCCTGGATGTGGCTGATAATTTAAAACTAAATCACTAAACGCAGACCAATCATTTTTCTCTTGAATTTGCTTTAATGAAAAAGCAATAATATTTAAAACTTGAGTATTCATATTCTGATTATATAACATTCCGGCGCAGACGTCTAATTTAATTCACGCACTTACTGGCGCCGGTAAAAACAAACGAAGAAAATTCACAAGTAAACTTCAACAAATATTCACATTTAAAAAAACTCCATATTTGTTGCGCTTGGCCATTTGTGAAGATTACTTCAAAAATGACCGTCTTCACAAATACTCCATTTTTTTTGGGGAAATTTAAAAGTTTAAAAAATGTATCGCTCCGCTCATTTCCTCAATAAACGCTTACGCTTTAAAATTTAAATTCCAAAAAAAAGACAGTATATAAAATAAATTACTCGACTTACGTCAAGCAATTCATTTTAAATACTTAAGTCAAAATTAATAACACGAAAATAAAAACCATAAAAAATGATGTCGGGCGTTCCATTCCGGGTTTTAAAATAATATGCTGGATAAAAACACAGCAACATTATTTTAAAACCCTCCACTCCACGCCCTCCAATAATTCATAACAAAAATAATGTTGTCGCTACACGCCTGGCCAGGCCGATTTTATGAACCAGTGCGAGAGATTTTAAAGGGTTTGCACTCGTTCACAAAATCGCCTGTCCAGTCGCTCCGCTCCATTAATAATTTAAAAAATAGGAGTAAAAAAAAGAGCTTTTTAAAACACTCTTCCTGGCTAAAAAGCCAGCCGCGTTTTAAAAATCTCTTTTTTTCCTTTACTTATGGCTCCGCCCTAAATTGACGGGAATACTCCACGCGGAACGTCCGTAGGCAAATTTACGCATAACGGACGTTTTGCGAAGTAGACGCGGACACATTCTTGCAAATTCACAAACTAAGGGCGCGGACTTGCTTAAACTCAATTCACATTTTTACTGCCTTACTTCGCAAGAACGTGCGTTATGCGAAATTGCCATAAAACAAAGAATGAAGGACGCTACAAAGCTATAAAAAAATAAGTGCAAGTTTCGGCTGGGAAATATTTTTTTCTCTCGCAAAATTCCTGCTCAGCCGAGGACGAATATTCACGTTTTAAATAACACACCTTGCTGGAGGTTTAAGCCGTGTTTGTCAGACGCTAATTGAAATATAGCGGCTAAATCTTTATCATCGTTTACATCTCCGGGTAAAATAGTATATCTAATTTTTGCTAGTTTTTCCAAATCCGCAACGTCAATTTTATAAATACCGGCTTTAAATTTTTTAATTAAATCATTATAGGCCATGTCTAAAAGTTCAACAGTTCGCTTAATATGCACAGCTTGCGCCGTAACTTCTTCAATTACATCATTTTTTATAATTTGCGTGGACATTTCCAATTTAAAAGCCGAATAGGATTTGAAGTGTCTTGATAAACTAGCCGGACTAATTTTAACACCAAAATTATTTTCAGCTAATTCAACAATCCGATCAAAAGTTTTACCGTCTTTTTTCCAATCATGGATTTCTTTAAGAATTCCAGAATTGCATATATTACAACGATTATCACAGATTTTTTTGAAATTTAAGATTTCTTCCGGGATTTCCTGGTTTCCGTAAGTTTTCGGTTTTTGTTCGTCTTTTTGTTTTTCATTCATAGAATTTGAATTATCCACCGTCTTGAAGTTAGTGAATTTAAGTAATGAGAGGTTATTTAGTAAGTTAGTGACTTCATAGAGTTAGTTCTAACTAACTTAAGAGTACGGAAGATTTTGGCGCTTGTCAAGTGTGCATAAGTTTTTGACAATTTTTGCACAGTGTTATCCACTCCCAAAAATGCGAACAAACTGCGAACAAAATTAATTTGGCCAAATCAAAAACCCGGATATATTATAACATAACATCCGGGTTGTTTGTCAAATTTTTAATTAAGGATATGTGTTGCCGGGTGGTGGCGCAGAACCGACCTTTTTCGTATTCCAAGAGATAGCCTGCATTTCCTGCAAATGGCACTCATAGCCTGGCCTATTAGAGCGATATAGCTTACATTGACTATTACAAAAAACAGGCTCGCCTTTACGGCTCATAAACGGACAAATTTTTTGATTTGAATCTGGCATAATTTTATTATTTTAAACAATTTATTAAAATACAAATAATTAAGAATTTTTACTATGCGGAACCCAATCGTTGTGACGCTCATGCCAAACATACATCTTATTATCATCACCAAGGCCATAAATCCAATAATAACCGGTCTGATTTGGTTGAGGTACTGGAATTATTTTAATTATTTTCATAAGGATTAATTAACGAAATTTTCTACAATCCATTTTTCAATATCACTACTCGCAACACATTCTATTTTAGTGCCGCCTTTGCCGTTTATCTTAATACCCTTTTTAATATCAACCATTCTAATGACTTTAGTTTTAGCGTCTATTGAAATATAAAATTGACCAAATTTTTCTCTAAAATTTTTTATAATTTTTTCTTTTTCCATACCATTTATTATTAAAAATTTTATTATATCTTCTTACGTTTTTTTATCTTTTAGGCAATTTGTCTATACGTGTAAATTCTAATTCAAGCATATCAGGATAATCAGCATGACGTGTAATTCTGTAATCAATGCCAGAACGCGCGTCATCCATTTTACGACTGATATTAACCTTGAATGAATTAAAATTCTTGATCATCGTAGTTTGACCGCCGCTAATACCTTTTTTCTTATTAAACGGGGTTTTTTTTAACTCGATGTATAATTTATCAGGATAAGTCATTAAAGTAATTTTATTAATTCATAAAGTTGCTCGTGTTTTTCGTCTACAAATGCGTAAGCCTCTTTATAATTTTCAGCACGGCAACAAATTTCATTACGGTACATCTGCATATCTTCATCAAGATTAACAATTAATTCTCGCATTAACTTTTTCGTCAAATTTTGCTTACGCCTAATATTAGTTTCCGGCCTTTCAATTTTTTTAACCGATTCAACATCGCGAGTTATTAATTTTCTAAGAGATTCCAAAATAACAGAAGTATTTTGACTTTTAATCTGAAACTGAGTGGCAGCTTTATCATTTTTTTGCCAAACAGTAATATGATCAAAAAAAGTCACGCCATGGACAGCGTCAAATTGAACCTCCATAAAAAATGTTCCGGACTTTTTATCAATTATTTCATTTTTTTTATCTTTTTTATCTTTTTTCATTTATTTTATTGTTAACAAAATTAATAATACATTAATTTTTAATCGTAAACGAATATTAATGTTTGATTCTATTTGCTCGACCTTTGATATATTGCATTTAAACTTTGCTGCTATTTGTTTTGTACTCTTTCGGAGAGGGGATTTCTCTTTTTGTAGTATCCGATTCAATAAAATACACTGGGTTAATTTCGATAAGTTTTTTTTTGTCAGATATGATATATCTTTTTTCATTTATTTTTTTTACTTTTAAATTAATAAATTTTTTAACCAATTTTATTTGGTTAAAATTAAAAGAACAATCGCAAAACATACCAACACAACGTCCTTTCAAAAAATTTAATTTTAGCGTGTAATCCACCAGGCCTTTAAGGGGAGTGGAAAATACCTCGTCTATAGTTCTCGCCACAACGCAAAATTCGGGAATAGAACCGCCTTCTTCGCCATTTATATTTTTTCCGTGTCTAGACATATTTTTAGAATTAACTATTTAATGGTAAAGACGAAGAATGGCGAAAGGGCATATGTGCGTAAGTTATCCATTCGTAGCGACTTTTTACTTTACGTTTAACCGTCACACGTGTGCTGTTTGCCGAAATGTGAATCTCTTTAACGCCAAATTGTCCGACATCATAAGTGTGGGTTTTTTCTTTTTCGCCAACTCTTTGTGGCAAATAAATAATCAAATGATGAACACCAGGCGTCATATGTGTGAATGCACTTTGTGGCATATTTTTAAAATTAATTAATTAAATAGTTGTTTTTGTCCGCGTTCTTTTTCTTTCATCTCAGCAATTTGCAACTCGCAAAAATCGTTGAATGAAATATATTTTATATTATTAAAACCCATTTTTTTATAATGTAATTTTAATTTACTTTTATATCTAAGATAGGCCGGCCGACATTGCATACGTCTAAAATTATCCAATGCCCGGCCCGATAAATTATA